AAAAAGTTGCATTGGAATCAGGTCTTGTAGAATCTGGTGACAACATTGTTATCGTTGCTGGTGTTCCAGTAGGTACAGGTGGTACAAACACTATGCGTATCCGCACAGTAAAATAATAAACAAATAAAAAGCCTATCATATCAAGAATTTAACCTTGATGGATAGGTCTTTTTTTATTCTAAGGGGCAAGAAAGGGGCAAGTTATCAATGATTTCAACCACCTTATTTTTCATTTTGTTGGTGACGTGGGTATAAATCTTCATCGTGGTATCACTGTCATCATGCCCAACCCTGTCCATAATGGCCTTTAATGGGACACCATTCTCAGCCAGATAGCTGACCAGCGTGTGTCTGAATATGTGAGATGATATTGGTTTATTAATCGGCTTATCCAGTCTCTTGTTAGCAGCTTGAATAGAGTTGTTGAAGGAGTTCCGTTGAAGTGGCACTCCTTTGTCGGTCACAAAAATATAATCTCTATCCATGGCCACCCAATCGTCTGATAGCGACTTGTTTAGATCACGAATCTGTATAGCTTCATCCAGCAATTCTATTTCGCGTTTAGTCAGCTTATTGCTACGGTAGCCGGCTGGCGTTTTAGGTGGTTCCTTTTTCGCTCTCTTGTAGCCCTGGACGCTATCCAGAGTGCCAAAAATATCAAGGTAGCCAACCTCCCTCCTGTAGTTGCATGTCTCAAGAGCTACCGCTTCGCCAATCCTTGCGCCACTAACAAAAAGGAACTCGGCAAGGATTGCGTTTCTGTAGGTGCGTTTCTGTTTTCGTAATTCTGCCAGAAGTGGTAGTAGTTCAGTGTCTATCTCTAGAAACTTATTTCTTATCTTGTCGTAATCTTCCATCGTTTGTTGTTTCTTGGGAAGTTTTGCTTGCCTTGCAGGGTTGCTAGGAATATAACCAACGGTGCAAGCGTAATCGAAGGTTAGATTCAATATAGATTTAACACGCTCAAGGATTGAACGTGGAATATCGGCATCATTAATAAAGCGTTGGATATATTGTGTATCAATGTTTGCTATTTTGACATCTACAGCGAAATTCTCTGCAACATATCTGACATTGCTAGTCATGGAACTAATCGAAGTCCTTCGAATACCTTTCTTGTGAAATTCCCACCACTCGTTCAACACATCGTTAAATGATGCGTCGGTAGTGTTTAAGCCAGACATCTTCTCAGCTATCTTATCATCAAGCAAGCGTTGAGCTTCTTTCTTTGCTCGATTAGACCCACTGTTAAGCGTTACAGACACTCGTTTCCATTTCTCAGTGTAAGTGTCCTTGTATCGCTCGAAATATTTATATTTTCCGTTTGATAATTGTTCTACCCACATTGTCATATCTCCTTAATTTTGGTAAAATGGGTACAGAAAAGGACATGTAAGGCTGTTTTCCAGTTTACACGTTTTTTCTGTGGTGCTAGCTCTACACTCTAAGTTTGGCGACGGTGAGTGTAGGGCTTTTTTTATTGCGATAATAATTTAGCTTTCTGTGCTTGAAATTCTTCCTCAGTGAGTACCTAGATTTTTTATTTTTTTGAAGTCCATATTTTCACCCTATCAATTCGTAGTACTCATCAATGACCATCAACTCATCTGTTACTGTCCTAAGCTTGTGCTTTTGCATAAAATGCAAGTAGTTAAAAGACTTGTGGTCATCTGATGCTGAAAGCTCTTCTTCGAGCAGTTTATGGATCATGTGCCTATTCGCTTCATTTTCGCATCTAGTGCGATTGTTTTGATAAAGTTCAGCAGAATGATCCAGATGCCCTAATTCGTGGTATATAACCCGTTTTTTGGCGTTTTCTGACAGCTCACGGTTTATGAAAATAATATTGATTTCTTTGATGTAAACTCCTGGTCTATGCCAGAGGTCATTATCAAAGTAAGCGAGAGTGACACCGTGCGAGTCTACTAGCTCTTCAATAGTCATAGGCTATTATCCTTTTTGTGTTATTTTGTTGTTAAAATGGTTACGATGATTGCTAGTATCCCCAGTAAAGTACTAACTAACAATCCGATAAACCAATACATGAACTCTTTTTTGCTTTTAGCTTGCTCTTCTAATCTCTTATTCTCTTGAGTTAGAAACATAGTCTCTACACGTTTCTCGAAATTATCAAATTTCAAATCAACTTGTTCAAATTTCAAGCCGATTTTTTCAAATCCGCTACTCATCTCTTGTCTGAGTTGGTCAATTTTTAAATCAATTTTCTCAAATCCGTGCTGGGTGTCAGAATTAATTTTATCAAGTTTTAAGTCGATTTCAGATTTGCTGTAAGTATCTTGTGGCATAATAATTTCCTCCGATAACATTTCTGACTCCATTATACCACGATTTTGTGTGGGTACAGTTTTCAATGAAGTTTTAGAAGCGTGAATTGAAGAAACATTGGAAGGGGTGGTTTTGAAATTATCTTGTGTGTCCGGCATCGTTTATCCCCACTTTCCAAAATGATGATAACTATATGCTGTATCTACTTCCTGACCGTTTTCGTCCATCAAGATGAAGAAAAAGTAAAAATCACTTGGGCTCTGTATCGTAAAATTAAAGCTGAAATTTCCAGTGGCCATACCAAAGCCGTCTTCAAGTAGCGCAAAATCTTGTCTCGCGATATTAATTCTAGTAGCATGGACAGGGTAAGACGTGCCGTTAGGGAAGTGGGCAGTTAGAGATAAGATATAATCTGTTTCAGGTCTTAGATTAAAGAAGTCTAGAAATGCAACCAAAGATGTCGAACCAGGGAATACATCGAAATTAGTTATTGTTCCTAACGATTGAGCTGTTTCAGGATTGACAATTCTAATTGCTGTCATCTTTTCTCTGAACGGATTCTTTTTCATTGGAATACTTGTCATACTATCTACCTCTCAAATAAATCTCAATGATGTTCTGGATGGCATCGATGTCTTCTTCTGTAAGAGGCTTGCCATCGAAGGTCTTGGCATTCTCTGCCATCTTTCGTAGGTCGTCAGACGTGTATCCTGCGATTGTATCGTTGTTTGCTATATTAGGATTATCAGTACGACCTAGAAGATAATCAGTGGACACGTTGAAGTAGTCGGCAATCATTGAAACTCGTTCAACATTTGGTGTTGATTTCTTCATGTTATAAATTGTATTTCTGCTAAAACCTAATTTTTCTTCAAGTTTATTTAATGAAATACCTTGTTTGTCAGCCAATTCTTTTATTTTTTCAAATGTGAAAAACATTGATACATCAACCTTTCTAAGGCACGACAAAAAATATTTAATAAATTTACTACAAAACCATTGACAAACTTTAATAAATTTATTACAATATTTTTGTAAGCTAAAGAGTTAGCGAACAAGACAATTAAAAAAATAAAAACCTAAAAACTGATTGGCGTCCGTTTTGAATAGGTAACCCTTACTTTTTTAGTGAGTCTTTTCTCTATGTCTTGATTTTAATAAATTTATTTATCGATGTCAAGAAATTAGCTAACTTTTTAGTCAATATTTTAAAAAAGAAAGGAGAGAATATGACTCAACAACATCAAAAGTGGACTCAGCTTGTCAAAGACAAATTGAATTCGGAGGGGATGACACAAACACACCTTGCTCGTGCTTGTGGAGTAAAGAAGCCTACCATTTCAGAATTGCTGAAGTATGGTAAAGGAAGCAACAGATTGAAAAACCGAGTGTGCGATGTCTTGGGTATCGACGAGACTTGGGTTGATTTAGGAGAGTAGGAGGTTGAAGAAAATGAATCACATTCACGATTTTATCGAGTTCATGCAAAAAGGCCGCACAATCCCAGAATGGGACTTCACGACCTACATGTTCTTTACATTCTCAATGCTTGTTGGGGTTCTTATCTTGCTTCCTATTCGCTTTGAGCGTTCGTTTGGAAAGCGACCAGAAAGCGCCGAAGATAGGGAAGCTGACGAAGGACATTAAATTTCCAAATTGAGTATCAGACAGGACAATTAAGCAGTTTCTCAAAACGAGGATTCCAAAGATAGCCAAAGCGATCACAAAGCTATAAGTTATATCTCCCTCTTTCTCAAGCTTGAAAAAGAGTAGGACGTCATGAATATAGCTTAGCGCTATCAGCGAGATTAATAAAGCAACACCAATCACTAGACATAGATACATCCAATTGATGTCAGTTAGGCTAGTCAAAGCTGAATGGCTATCTGGTGTAATGCAGTGAAATTCAACGTATAGCAAACCCACTAACATGAGTGGTACTAATACTTCGGATTTATTCTTCATGTTAATACCTCGTTTTTATTAACTATTATAGCAAAGAAAGGAAACACTATGAATGAAATTTTTAACTTCCACGGACAAGATGTCCGAACGGTAACTATTAACAATGAACCTTACTTTGTGAGTAAGGATGTGGCTGGGATTTTGGGGTACCAAAATGGTAGTCGAGATGTCAATAGACACGTAGATGAAGAAGATAAGCTGAAGTACCGTTTCGGTACCTCAGGTCAAGACAGAGAGATGATTATCATCAACGAATCAGGTCTTTACTCGCTCATCCTATCCAGCAAACTACCGCAAGCCAAGGAGTTTAAACGTTGGGTTACATCAGAGGTTTTGCCGACTATCCGCAAACATGGCATGTATGCTACAGACCAACTACTTAATGACCCAGACCTTGCCATTGCAGCCTTTCAAGCTCTTAAAGACGAACGAGCTAAAGTGGTGAAACTAGAGGCTGAGTTAGCCTTGGCACAAGAACAAGTACGCTACTTCGACATTATCCTAGAAAGTAAAGGGGCGGTGCGTGTTACCCAGATTGCGGCAGATTACGGCATGAGCGCCAAGAAATTCAATGCAATCTTGCATAATCTAGGTGTTCAGCACAAGGTCAATAGTCAATGGATTTTGTATAAGAAACACATGGGTAAAGGCTATGTCGATAGTTCGACATTTGATTACAAGGATAAGAACGGTCAAGCTCAAGTCAATATGACAACGACTTGGACACAAAAAGGGCGCTTGTTCTTGTATGAATTGCTAAAAGTTAACGGCATCCTGCCACTCATCGAGCAAGGCGATTAAAGGAGGACTACCAATGGAAATAACCTACAGACCCGTCGGAATTAACGAAACAGCTGAGTGGGGAGACTATGATCACCTCATGCAGCGGTGGGAAGGCCTGGGGAAGTCGATGGCAAAGAATCTCATTCGAGAAATGAGGGACAACAAAGACTTTCGAGACTATGTATTCAACCCAACACACAAACTGGTTTTCATCAACTATGAAGGTTTCAAGTCCTTCATTGAATGGAAAACCAGAAACAGATTCAAATAAAGTTAACATCCCTAGCCGTAGCAGTGAGCTAGCGGGGCAACAATTCAGTTGAAACGTAAGCAATACCATTAGATGATTTGATTTTATAAGAACTCCTAAAAATAAAATCCAAAAGTCCTCGCTAGTTCTCCAGTGTCGCCAAGGCAACAAAAAAGGCTGACCCCTGCCAGAGTCAGACCGATAGAAAATTTAAACTAAAGAGATTGTACCATGAAAAAACAAAAATGGGAACCGGTCATAATCAACATTATGGCAGACGGTTCCAGAGTTGATGATCTAACTAAATATGTCATTCCAAGTGGTCACGCTTACTATGACATAATCATAGGTTTTCGCAAAGAAAAACTACGGAAAGGGGCTTGACTATGAGGTATGCAATACATAATCAGGAACGCAAACGAAAATTACACATCTATCAATAACGCTTTTACTCAAGACAAACGGTTGAAACCAGCAACAATAGGCATTTTAACGGTCATCTTGACCAATAAGCCCGATTGGGTTGTATATCCTGATGAAATCGCAAGACGGCTAGGCATAAGCCGCACTACCGTTGATAGCCATTTCAAAATCTTAGAAGAAGCAGGATATATGAGAGTGATTAAGCGTAGCTTAGGTAGAGGAAAAGGGAGTGAGGTACACAGATTTTTCTCAGATGTTCCTATAACAGACAACTACCTAGAGTATCTGATGGTACATCTTGAGAAAGAGTTATCCACAGATAGCACAACGTAAATTTTACAGTTCCCAAAAATTGCAATGTGTAAAATTGCAATGTGTAAAATTGCAATGTGTAAAATTGCAATGTGTAAAATTGGGCACTAATAAATACTAACTATACAACAAGTACTAACTAACAACAATCTAGAGCCTACCGGCACTAACTGGAAATAACTACTAACTGATAACAATACAGTAGTAGTTAGAAGAATGAGAGAGGTAAAAAACATGAAAAAACTATTCGGATGGATTTGGTCAAACAAAAAACAAGAAACTGAAACTTACGTAGTCCCACAATGGGAATCTTACACAACCAAGGCTAGACGTTACAACCTAGATCATGGCTTGCCAGAAGACCAACTTGTGGGGTAACTCATGAAACTACTAAGAAAACTTTTTCCTAAGAAGAAACCGAAACAACCGGAGCC